GCTGTATACGGGCGCTGAGCGGCAAGGGTGAGATCCCCTCCGATCTCCTGCGGATATGCCGCCGCGTTGAGCCGACCGAACACCCAGCCGAACACGTATGCTTCTCTGTTTGTCATAACAATCCTCCTATCAAAGCCCCAAAAGCTCCGCAAGATTTTTCTGATTCTGCTCACACTTGGCCTTGTACTCGTCGCTCTGATGCCATTCGGCGGACTTGCGGCACATGACATCATCTAGGTCGGCAAACAACTGGGCAATGGAGGAACCATGGTTCTCCATCGGGGGGGAGAGGTAGCACAGGGTTTCGCGGACGGCATACAGTTGGTCAAGGGTCATACGCTCAAAACGCTCTTTCATCATGGTATGGTCCTCCTTTTCGTTCAGGCGGCCACGAAGCTGCCGGTCATGTTGTCCACATAGCCGATACGCTCGGTGCGCTTACGGTTCCAGGCGTTGGTGTAGACAGCAACCTCAACATAAGTGCGGTTATGGCCGCTCTTGGCCCAGTCATTGATGTGGATCTTGGTGTTCCAGGTGATATTTTCGGCGACGGCTTCAGCGGCCTTGATGGCCTTGGCGAGCGCCCAGGCGGCTTTGAGAGCGATGGACATGGACACGTTAGCGCTGCGGCGGATGCTCCAGGCGTTGATCATGATCTCGTGCTTGTTGTACATAACTCATTACCTCCTGGGATCGCTCCCTCTTGATGATTTAATTATATCATAAAATATGATATTGTCAATACATATTTTGAAAAATATTTGCCGCCCCGCAGTTGCAGGAGACGGGGGTGGCTATCAACCCACACGGGTGTATCGCTTAACAGGCTGTGACGGCTGGCCGTATCCGAGCCAGAGCTCGACAGTAGGCGGCGATGTAGCAAAGTCTAGCAAATGCTAGCAAACCGGGAGAGAGAAAAAGAAAGAAAACCGCCCCCTTTTTCCCCCTCTTCCTTCCCCCCTATAACCCCCTATCTATTACCCCCTATAATCCCCCAGAAAAGAAAGAAAAAGAGAGAACGCGCTCTATCGGTGGCGGTGGGGGGCATTTGTAGACTCTACTTAGGCGAGAGGTGGTGACATGGCTGCACGGCTGACGGACAGGCGAAAAAAGAAAATTGTGGCTGATTATCTGGAGACCGAGAGCTATAACGCCACGGCGAAAATCAATGGGGTTTCCAAAGATACCGTTAAGCGTGTTGTGTTAGGTTGCGAAGGATTCGCCCAAAAGGCGCAACAAAAAAAGAAGCAGAACACGCTGGATATGTTGGCCTTCATGGAGACCCGCAAAGAGAAGATGCAGGAAGCGATCGACCTGCACCTAATGGCGCTGACAGACCCAGAAAAGATAAGCGATGCCGGGTTGTCTCAAATCGCCACTTCTTTCGGGATTATCGTTGACAAGGCCACAAAGAACACAGCCAGCGGGAACGACAGTTTGAATAAACTGGACGGGCTGTTGAAGGAGTTCAGAGATGCTGTTAAGTCCGAAACAAACTGAATTTGTCCGAGAGGGGCATCACCGCTGGAACTTTAAGGGAGGGGCTACCCGATCGGGGAAAACATACCTTGATTTTCGGTGGATTATCCCAATCCGCATCCGGGAGCGTGTCGGCAAGGACGGGCTGACGGTCATTCTTGGCGTCACAAAGTCCACCATTGAGCGGAATGTGCTTGAGCCTATGCGAACGATCTATGGTGATGCTCTTGTTGGCACGATCTCCAGCGACAATACGGCGTGGATATTTGGGGAAAAGTGCTACTGCCTTGGAGCTGAAAAGGTTTCCCAGGTCTCGAAAATCCGCGGCGCGTCCATCAAATACTGCTACGGCGACGAGGTGGCAGACTGGAGTCAGGAAGTCTTTGAACTGCTGAAAAGCCGCCTGGATAAAGCGTATTCGTGCTTTGACGGAACGTACAATCCACAGGGTCCGAATCACTGGCTGAAAGTATTCCTGGACAGCAAGGCGGACATTTTCAGCCAGACATACACCATAGATGACAATCCATTTCTCCCAGAGGCTTTTGTGGAAAACCTAAAGCGGGAGTATGGCGGCACTGTTTTCTATGACCGTTATATTTTGGGACAGTGGGCGTTGGCCGAGGGCCTGATTTACCCAATGTTCGGGGAGAGCAACATCGTGGATGAGGTTCCGGAGAGCGGCGAGTATTACATCTCCTGCGACTACGGCACGTTGAACCCCTTTTCGGCTGGGCTGTGGTGCTGGGACGGGAAGAAAGCCGTCAGAATCCGGGAGTATTACTATTCCGGGCGGACGGAGCAAGCCAGCAAGACAGACGAGGAATACTACACGGAATTGGAGAAGCTGGCTGGGGATTTTCCGGTGCGATCCGTAGTAGTTGACCCGTCGGCAGCTTCGTTTATCGAGGTCATCAGGCGGCACCGGCGGTTCCGGGTGCATAAGGCGGTCAATGATGTGGTTCCCGGAATCGTCACCACCAGCCGCTACATTGAGAACGGGACAATCAAAGTTCACCGCTCCTGCAAGGACAGTATCAGGGAGTTTGGACTGTACCGCTGGGACGAGAAAAGCCCGGAGGATAGGCCCATCAAAGAAAACGACCACGCAATGGACGATATCCGTTACTTTGTGATGACCATTCTCCGTGGTAAGGCACGCCGGGCCGGTCAGGAACGATATATTCCCACGTGGGGGGAGGTAAGAGAGTGAAAACTTATCAGGATCTGCTGGACGTGGGTGAGGATGAAAAGCAGCGGATAGACTTCATCCGGCAGGCAATCAATGAGCATAAGAGTTCTCCGGCGTATCAGTTTGCCGTGGACGCGGAGCTGTATTTCAAGGGAGAAAACCCCACCATAAACCGATATGAAAAAATCATTTATGACTTGCAGGGACGAGCACACCGGGATATGTACACCGCCAACCACAAGATTGCCTCCTCCTTTTTCGGCTTCGATGTGCGGCAGGAGGTGTCCTACCTTCTGGGCAATGGCGTTACGTTCCAGGAGGAAGCGACAAAGAAGCGGCTGGGCAAGAAGTTCGACCTGATGATGGTCAAAGCCGCCAGGTATGCGCTGATTGCTGGTGTTTCATTCGGACTGTTCAACCTGGACCATGTGGATGTGTTCAAGCTGGCTGAGTTCGCGCCCCTCTACGATGAGGAAAACGGGGCGCTGATGGCCGGCGTTCGGTTCTGGCAGGTGGCGGAGGATAAACCCTTGCGGGCCACGCTCTACGAGGTAGACGGCTACACCGACTACATCCAGCGCAAGGATGAGGACATGACCGTGCTGGAAGAGAAGCGGACCTACATCCAGCAGGTGCGGACATCCCCGGCGGATGGAACGGAGATTTACGCAGGGCAGAATTACCCGTCCTTTCCCATAGTGCCACTCCGTAACGGTGAGGACGCGCTCTCCGAGCTGGTGGGCAAGCGGAACACACTGGATGCTCTGGACCTTTGCACCTCCAACATGGTCAACAACGTGGATGAGGGTAACCTGATTTACTGGGTGCTGCAAAACGCCGGGGGAATGGATGATCTGGATGACCAGAAATTCCTTGACAAAGTTCGCACCACGCACATCGTCCACGCGGGGAGTGTGGAGGACGAGGGGGCCACAGCGGAGCCGCACACCATCGAGGCGCCGTTCCAGGGCACGGACGCCACCATCAATATGCTAAAGCGCAAGCTGTACGAGGACTTCCAGGCATTTGACAGCTCTGCGGTGTCGGCTGGTAACCAGACCGCCACGGCCATTGAAGCCAGTTACACACCGTTGGATTTGAAGGCAGATGATTTCGAGGCCAGCGTGACAGAGTTTATTCTGGGCCTGCTGGCGGCGGCTGGGATAGACGATGAACCGTCCTACACCCGCAGCCGCATCATTAACCGCTCTGAGGAGACACAAACGATACTCATGGGCGCGGATTACTACGACGACGAGTACATCACCAAAAAGCTGCTGACCATCAACGGCGACGCCGATCAGTACGATGCCATGATGCAGCGCAAGGCGGCGGAGGAAACTGAACGGGTGGAGGAAGAGTCAGACTTCCTGCGGCAGGAGGAAATGGAGGGGACAGAAGATGAAAGTCAGCGCATGGAATAGTTTTGGAGATTATTCTCGGCATGTAGATGTAGAGTTCAATTCTGAAAGTGCTTCCGACTGCAATCAGGCGGAAAAATATATTTTTGCGTGTCTTGGCAGAAAGATGAGGGCAGAAACCGAGGTGACGGAGGATGCCGACGCCTGATTATGCCCACCGGCTGACTGACAAGGAACTTGCCTTGCTGGAAAAGCGCATTGCAAAATTGTACCTGGAGGCATGGGACGACCTGGAAAAGACCGTGATCGACTACTTCAACCGCTTTATTGAGCGAGACGAAGAAATGCGGAAACTGATCGGGACTGAAATCAACGGGAAGGTTTGGACAGAGCATGACTATGAATTGTGGCGGCTGAACCAAATAGGGCGAGGAGAACGTTTTGACGATTTGGCCGTAAAGGTGGCAGAACGGTATACAAAAGCCAACGAGGTTGCTCTTGCCTATGTCAACGACACCACGCCGGGCATATACACCCTCAATCGAAATTATGCGGCCTACACCATCGAAAAGGTGGCCGGAAATGTGGGCTTTACTTTGTGGGATGAATCCACCGTGCGGCGGCTGATTGTGGAAGAACCTGATCTGATGCCCTACTACCCAAAGAAAAAAGCCTTAAAGCGGGGTATTGACCTGAAATGGGGCAAGAAGCAGATTACCAAGAGCGTCACCAGCGGGCTTTTGCAGGGCAAGAGCGTGGGGAAGATAGCGAAGGACTTGCAGGCCAGGGTGACGGAGATGAACCGGGCCAGCGCCGTGAGAGCGGCCAGGACAGCGGTTACTGGGGCGCAGAACGGTGGGAGGATGGACAGTTACAAGGCTGCCTCTGATATGGGCATTAAGGTTAGAAAACGGTGGGTAGCCACCAAAGACGGGCGCACGCGGCATGCCCATCAAAAATTGGACGGCCAGACTGTGGAATGGGACGAACCGTTTACCTCTGAACTAGGGAAGATACGCTATCCCGGAGACCCAAGAGCCAAGCCTGCAAACGTCTATAACTGCCGTTGCACCATGCGGACGGTAGAAAAGCCGGACATTGAGGCTGAACCGCGAAAAATGCGTGTGCGTGACCCGAAAACCGGGCGGAATGTGGTAGTGGAGGCAATGACCTATGAGCAATGGGAGAGGTGGGTGAAAAGCCGTGGCTGATTTGGGCGGCGTGGTATTTGACGATTACAGCGCCGATGTGCTGGATGCCATGCATGACGCCGTTGTACAGGCACTGGAGCGGTGCGGAGAACAGGCGGAAGGGTATGCCAAAGACTTGACTCCTGTTGACACTGGCAACCTCCGTAACAGCATCACCCATCAAGTGGACGATGGTGAAAGCACCGTTTACATCGGAACCAATGTGGAGTATGCGCCCTATGTGGAACTGGGCACAGGCAGATATACAGAAGGAGGACGGCCCACGCCATGGACCTACCAGGACGACGAAGGCAACTGGCACTGGACGGCGGGAAATCCAGCACAGCCTTTTCTCAAACCAGCGGTGGCCGACCATGCGCAAACTTACAGGAACATCATAGAGGATGAGATAAAAAATGGATGAAAGGCAAATCAAAGCCATTGAGGCCGTTCTCGCAAAAGGGGACAGAATAGAGTTGATTCCCGTGAAAGATGGTGTTAAAATTATACATGTCAAGCGGGAAGAGCTGAAACAGAATATTGCTCCCGCCTCTAAGCGTTGAGGCGGAAGGCCCGAGCGTGGGTGACTGACTACAAATCGTAGTTGGTTGCCCGCGCTTTTTCTTTTGGTAAACACCGCAAAGGACAGCGGTTTTTATATCACAGTCGCCCCCCGAAGCACTGGGGCCAAAGGAAAGGAAGACTGATTATGGCACTAACTAGACGCGCCCTCAAAGCCATGGGCATTGAGGACGAGAAGATCGACGAAATTATCACCATGCACACCGAAACCGTGGACGGCCTGAAAGCCGACGTGGCGAAATATAAGGCCGATGCGGAAACCCTGCCCGGTATCCAGAAGCAGTTGGAGAAGGCGCAGGCCGACCTTGAGGCTGGAAAGAAGGACAGCTATAAGGTCAAGTACGAGGCCCTGAAAGAAGAATTTGAGGGCTACAAGAGCGAACAGACCAAGAAGGAGGCCCGCAGCGCCAAGGAAAAGGCGTACCGGGAGCTTCTGAAACAGGCTGGAGTGAGCGAGAAGCGGCTTGACGCCGTGCTCCGGGTGTCCGATGTGGACAGTGTGGAGCTGGACGAAAAGGGCACAATCAAGGACGCAGATAAGCTCACGGAGAGTATAAAGAGCGAGTGGGCGGATTTTATCGGCACCACCTCCATCCAGGGCGCACAAACTGCCACACCTCCGGCCAGCACCGGCGGGAACGGCATGACGAAGGCTGACATCTACAAAAAGGATGACCATGGCCGGTATGTCATGTCTGCCGCGGAGCGCCAGAAGGCGCTTATGGAAAACCAAATTACATGAAAGGACTGAATTAAATGGCTGCTACGAAAGTTGAAAGCCTTACCAATCCGAGGGACTCTCTGCCCAACACTTATACCAGCGTGACGGCCCGCGAGGTGGATTTTGTCACCCGATTCAATGATAACTGGGAAGCGCTGCGCACCATCCTGGGCATCATGCGTCCTATCCGCAAGACCCCCGGCACGCAGCTGATCTCTTATACCGCTGACGTAACCCTGGAGGACGGCGACGTGGGCGCTGGCGAGGTCATCCCGTACAGCAAGGCGACCATCACACAGGCCACCAAGGCAGAACTGACCATCAAGAAGTATGCCAAGGCCGTTCCCATCGAGGACGTGGACAAGTATGGCGCGGAGATCGCCGTGGAAAAGAGCGACGACGCTTTTCTCACTAAGCTCCAGAACGTGGTGTTGGGGGACTTCTACACCTTCCTGAACACGGGTTCTCTCACCGGCACCGCAACCACCTGGCAGGCCGCCCTTGCAAAGGCCCAGGGCGAGGTTCTGAACAAGTTTGCGGTTATGGCGAAGGATGTCACATCTGTTGTTGGATTTGCCAACATCCTGGACGCCTATGACTACCTGGGCACGGCGGACATTACTGTCCAGACCCAGTTCGGCATCAACTATGTCAAGGACTTTATGGGGTATTCCACTCTGTTCCTGCTTCCTGCTACTGTTTCCGGCAATGCAGCCATTGCGCGGAACACTGTGATCGCCACCCCTGTGGAGAATATCGACCTGTATTATGCCGACCCTGGCGACAGCGAGTTTGCCCGGCTGGGTCTGAATTATACGGTACAGGGCGAGACCAACCTGATTGGCTTCCACGCCCAGGGCAACTACTCCACCGCCGTGGGCGAGACCTACGCCATTATGGGCATGAAGCTGTGGGCCGAGTATCTGGACGGTATTGCCAAAATCACCGTTTCAGCGGGGGAATAACGCCCCCGTCCGAAACCGGCCTCGTCGGGTCGGGGGTAGCCGGTAAGGCAAGAGTAGGCAGAAAGCAGGTGAAATAATGGCGTACACACCCACTACATGGAGCGACGGCGATCTGATTACCGCCGAAAAGCTCAACAAGTTGGAATCTGGCGTGCAGAATGAGCAGGTCGGACCGCAGGGCCCCAAAGGGGAAACCGGAGCGCAGGGGCCCCAGGGAGAAAAAGGAGACCCCGGTGAAACGGGACCTCGGGGTCCGAAAGGCGATACTGGCACCGCCGGCGCAAAGGGCGACAAGGGAGACACCGGAGCGGCGGGCGCTGCTGGTGCCGACGGAAAATCTGTTAAGGCCATTGCACTGACCACAACGGGCGGCGCAGTGACCGGCGGCACCTGTACGCTCAGCGACGACAGTACCATTCAGATTACCGTGACAACCACAGAAGCATAAAAGGAGGGCGGCGTGATGCTGGAACAAGTTTTGCGACACCTGAACAACTGGTTTTTGGTGCCTGACGGCATTCACTCCGGGGAGTTCACAGTGCAGGACGGCAGCATTACGCTGCCCTTCCTGCAAACAGGGCAGTATTTCAGGGTGATGGGGTCTGTCTTTAATGACGGCCTCCACCAATACCCAGAACAGGACATGACCGACGAAACCTTTGACGGCGCTGTTTGGGCGCTGTCAGTGCCCAAATCGGTAATTTCCCTAGCGGATGAAATCACCGTCTGGAATGAGAAAAACGGGACTCCGGGGCCGTATACCAGCGAGAGTTTTGGTGGCTACTCATACAGCAAGGCCACCAATGCAAGCGGCGTGGCCGTGGGGTGGCAGGATGTGTTTAAGAGCCGCCTGAACACATGGCGGCGGATAGGGGGCATTATATGAGCCTATTAGACGATTTTGCGCGGGCTTGCGTACTGATGGAAAAGAAGCGTGTTTCCGACGGCGCGGGCGGCTACATCGTGGAGTGGACGGAGGGGGCAGAGTTCACCAACTATCAAGACCTAAACAGCTCCATGGAGGCCAGACGGGCGGAAAAGGAGGGCGTGACGAGCCTGTATTCCGCCCTGGTGGACAAGGCTGTACCCATTGAGTACAACGACGTATTCAAGGACAAGACCACCGGGGAGACGTACCGCGTGACCTCCAACCCAGAGGATAAGAAGGCCCCTCGTTCCTCCACGCTGCCGCTAAAATACTTCACTGCGGAGAGGTGGACGCTAACCACATGATAGTGAATGTTCTCGGAACAGAATACACCATCGAAATCAAGAAGTACGCCGAAGATGAAGCATTTGAGCGGCGCAGCATTGATGGGTATTGTGATTGGCTAACAAAGAAAATTGTGGTTTGCGATATGTCCACGTACAAAGGATGGGAGCATGAGACAAAAGAAACCATTTCCGCCTCTGAGAAAAAAACGCTCCGCCATGAAATAGTCCATGCGTTCTTTGATGAAAGTGGGCTTGGAAGCAACACATTTTCTGTTGATGGGCCGTGGGCCACTAATGAGGAAATGGTGGATTGGATAGCAGTACAGGGTCCGAAAATCTATAAGGCATGGCAGGAGGCGGGGGCAGTATGACAAAAAACAAAGCCCTGTTTGCTTGGTTCAATGAGTTCATGCCCTTCTATCGGGCATCCTCTGTGCCGAAAGATGTGGTCATGCCCTATGGCACCTACGAATACACAGATGGGGCCTTTGACGCTGGGGAAATCGGATTGACAGTTAATCTGTGGTTTCGCACAGAGAGCGAGGCAATTCCCGATGAAAAGGCGCAGGAATTATCCCAACGCATTGGCTACGGCGGCGTATATCTCCCCTGCGACGAGGGATACATCTGGCTGAAACGCGGCTCGCCGTGGTGTCAGAGCCTTGTGTACCAGGACGACCCGGCTATTAAGCGCCGTTATATCAACATCACCGCTGAATACCTGACATTCAGCTAGAAAGGAGGCCCACATGGGCAAATTTACTGTAATCCCGCAAAGCACATTCGAGGAAATGCAGCTTGACGCGGGCGTGATTTTGAAGAAGTTCACCCCAGCGACACCGACGGCTCCGGCAGATGAAGATATTGTATGCCCGACCACCGGCGGCATCAATATTTCCTGTGTTCCTACTTACTCCGACTTGGGGGAGGATGTGGACAATTGCCCGGTCAACACCAAAGAATTGAAGCATCTGGACGGTTGGGAGTGCAAAGTGTCGTTCACCTCCCTGGGTACATCCACGGCTAGTATCAAGCTGGCCCTGGGCGCGGCTGACGTGACTGGAAATAAGATCGTGCCCCGGCGTGACCTGAAGCAGACGGACTTTTCCGACCTCTGGTGGGTAGGAGACCGAGCGGACGGCGGCATGGTTGCCGTGTGCCTGAAAAATGCACTGTCTACCGGCGGCTTTACGCTCCAGACCACGAAGAACGGCAAGGGGCAGGTCTCTGTGGAGCTGACCGGCCATGTGTCCATTGACGCGCAGGACACTATGCCCATGGAGTTTTACAGCGCCGCGCCTGCCGGGGAGGAAAGTATCTGATGAAACTGTCTGAACTGAGCACCGAGCGGGCAGCGGACGTGCTGTGCGAGGTTACGCCCTATATTGCCAATATCACCGGAGACAAGGCCCTCCTGGATGAGCTTGCAATCAAGTTTGACAGCAAGGGGAAAAGCGTTGCGGAGCTTTACACCTTCTCGGCCCATAAATACGCTCAGCTTGTCCCAATTCTGCTGAAAGACCACCGGGCGGACGTGTTCGGTGTATTGGCGGCGCTGAACGAAACTACAGCGGAGCAGATTGGAAAACAGAAGGTCATGGAGACCATCAAGCAGGTTGGTGAGCTGTTCCGAGACAAGGAGTTGCTGGATTTTTTCAAATCGTTTGGGCGGGAGGAAAAGAGCGAGTAATCCTCTGCCTGCTAGCCGTGCGGGGCATGGGGGTGCGGACCATCCTGGCGGCACTCCCTGCCCTCATCAATCAGGCGGAAAAAGAACAAGCGTACCGGGTTTATGTAACAGACGCCTTGAAAATCATCGGGGAAAACACGGCGAAATACGCTGGCGGTTCTTATATGAAGGTCAGATACCTGGATGTTGAGAACCCGAAGCCGGAGGAAATCAGAACGCCGGAAGAAATTGTTGCGCATATGAAACAAAAAATCGCCTCTGTCTAAGCGTTGATGGGGAAGGGCTAAGCGGTGCCGCGAAAGGAGGTGGCACCCATTAATCTTTTTGATTTATTTGCGAAAATCAGCCTGGATACCAGCGAGTACGACAGCGGTGTTAAGGATGTATCTAAGAGTGGGGGTAGCCTCGCGTCTAAGCTAAAGAGCGGCCTTGCGTCGGCTGGCAAAGTGGCTGCGAAGGGTATAGCGGCCATTGGAACTGCGGCCTCTGGCGCTGTGGTGGGGCTTTTGGCCCTGGAATCCTCGACAGAGGAATATCGAGTTGCAATGGGCAAGCTCAACACCGCCTTTGAAGCGGCTGGGTATGGTGCGGAAACCGCACAGCAAGCCTATAACGCCTTTTACGGCATCCTGGGGGATACGGATACCGCCACCGAAGCAAGCCAACTCCTGGCGAAGCTGGCAGACAGCGCAGAGGATGTGTCTACTTGGACGGATATCGCTGCTGGTGTTGCCGGTACATTTGGCGACAGTCTCCCCATCGAGGGACTGATTGAGGCCAGTAATGAGACGGCAAAAGTGGGACAAGTTACCGGCGTGCTTGCCGACGCCCTCAACTGGGCGGGCATTAGCGAGGACGAATTTAATGCCAAACTGGAGGCCTGCGGAAGCGAGAGTGCGCGAAACCAGCTTATCATGGAAACGCTGTCTGGCACTTACGATGAAGCCAGCGAAGCGTTTTACCGGAACAATGAGGCGCTTGTAGAAAGCCGGAACAATCAAGCGCAGTTAGATGCAACTTTAGCCACTTTGGGGCAGACCGTTTCCAACGTAAAAAACCGGCTGCTTTCAGAGTTCCTTCCGGCAATCTCAAATGTGGCAACAGCGTTCTCCGGCATGTTGAGCGGAACGGCTGGGGCAGATCAGCAGTTTTCGACGGCGGTGCAGGGACTGGTTAATGTAGCGGTGTCGAAGTTGCCTGAGTTTCTAAACATGGGCGTTCAGATTTTGTCCTCCCTTGCCAGCGGCATAGTGCAGAGTATCCCGACACTGGTTGCAGCGGTTCCACAAATTGTAGCCGAAATTGGGGCGGCATTAACCGAACTGCTTCCGCAAGTGCTGAACATGGGTGTACAACTCCTGGATCAGCTTGTAAGCGGGATAGAGACTGGCCTGCCTGATATGGTAGCACGGTTGCCTCAGATCGTAGACAATTTCCTGTCATTTTTGACTGAGCATTTGCCTGATATCCTGGACAAAGGTGTTGAAATGCTTAATTCTCTAGTGAACGGCATTATCAATACTATCCCTCAAATGGTTGCAAGTCTCCCGAAGATTATTACGTCTTTTGTGACCTTTATAGCAAACAATTTACCCAAGATAATAGAGGCAGGCATAAATATCCTTGTCAATTTGATTGCCGGGATTATAAAGGCAATCCCGCAACTGGTTGCAGCACTCCCTCAAATCATCGCTGCCATTGTAGATGGTATAGCAGCTCTAATGGGCAGCATTGTTGACATCGGCAAAAATATTGTTGAGGGCATTTGGGAAGGTATCCAAAATGCAATAGGGTGGTTTACAGACAAGATCACTGGTTTTTTTAGCGGAATCATAGATGGAGTCAAAGGGATGCTCGGAATCCACTCTCCTTCGCGCGTTTTTGCGGATATGGGCAAAAATATGGCCCTGGGGTTGGGGCAGGGCTGGGACAATGAATATGACCGTATCCGCCGGGATATCGAGGGTGGTATGGACTTCGGCACCGCAAGCGTGGACTTTGCGTCGTCCGGGTTGGGTGTGGCGTCCGCTGGTATGGTCAACGGAGTTTCAGCAGCCGTGCAGGGCGCAGGGATGTCTGGAGGGAGTATTACAGTTAATCTAATGATGCCTGACGGCACCAAATTTGCCTCCTATCTGCTTGGCCCCCTGTCTAACTACGCAAAGGCAAACGGTACGCCAATTCTCCACCCAACGTAAGGCGGTGAAAACACGTGAATCAACTTGTATTGGATACCACAGGCACACCAGTTACCTTGCCGGAAAGCCAAAAGGGCGGCTATATCGCAGAGTTAAAACCGCTTTCCGTAGATGTGGAGATGGTCACCGGCAGGATTGTAAGAGAACTGCGCGGGAATGTATGGGTTTTGCGCTACCAATATGGATATTTCACGGATCAAATGAGGAACTCCGTGCTTTCCGCATGCGAAAAAGGGAGAGGACAGGCCATTACATGTTTGTTCCTTCCCCCGCACTCTGAACAGATGATCACATCAAAATTCATGGTAACAGAGCTGACCTATCCAAAATTTATGTGGAGCCGTCAAGTTATGGGTGAAATTGTTGACGAAGATGGAGAGCCCATAGAAACCCTTGTTCCCGTCCCAATGTGGGGTGATTTCTCGGTAGAACTAAGGGAGGTGAAACCCAGTGATTAGTTCGACCACAGCGTATCAGGCAGCGATTGTGGGCGACACCAGACGGATCTATTTACAAGCAGTCATAGATATTATTGACCCGGATATTACCTATGGCACAGTATCCAGCTCCGGCATGGCTAACGTATGCAAGCCGGAGCAAATTCACGACAAGGAGATGGAGATTGTTCCATACGCTACGCTTGAGGCTAACCGCTGGGCACTCAACGGGCAGTTCAAGCTGTTTCCACTCCATGGGGCCGATCATATCGGCTTCCTGGGGGATACCCTGTCCGGCGCGGATGGGGTGTTTTCCCCAGCGGTGTGGGTAGAGGAGCATTTTTCCAATGTCTCCATCCTTCAGGCGTGCTCCATCTACTTCCCATCAGCGGATTGGGACGGAGTGCCCGCCGACTTTACTGTGGAGATCATGCAGGGCAGAACGGCCTACTACACCAAGACAGTGACCGGCAATACTGCGTCCAGCATTGCATTGGACGGATTCACCGTTAACAACCCGGACGCTATTCGGGTGACGGTGACCAAATGGTCGAAAGAAAACCGCCGTATACGGATACCTGAAATTATTCCGGGCCTGTATGAGAAGTGGACAGGAAATGAGATTGCCGTGTTTTCTCTTAAGCACCAGGGGGACGTATCCTGTATGACACTACCGTATGGCACATGTACCATTAAAATGGACAACTTGAGCCGCCGCTTTGAGCCGCGAAGCAAAAATGGCGTATTCCAATCCATCGAAGAGCGCCAGGGCATCCCGGTCTCTATAGGAGTACGGCTTTCGGACGACACGGTAGAGTACAAGCCAGCCGGCGTGTTTTATCAGTACTCCGGCGGCTGGAAAACCGGCGACAACGGCCTGACCATGCAGTGGGATCTGGTCGATATTGTTGGCCTTTTGGCTGATCGTGAGTTTATCCCGCCGTCCATCCTGCCTACCACCCTGTCTGGCTGGATTTCCGCCCTAGTGGCCCAGATGGGAGAAAATTTCGCAGACATGTACGCGGTAGACCCAAACTACGCAAGCGCGGAGGCAAGCGTCCGCGTGGCTGACGATGTGGTTGGTATGACATGCGGGGATATATTGAGATATGTCTGCATGGCGACGGGTACGTGGCCCAGGGCGGACGCAGAGACCGGATACCTGACCGCCGAACCCATGTGGAACCAGGGGAGTAAAATCACCCTGGACAACTTAATTGATTATCCGACCATGAAAGCCAACGCCGATATTGCCGCCTTGTTTTTTACGCTGAACGATGGGGACGACACCCAGTATGTGGTATCCGGGAACTCCACTGCCTCCAACGAGACAAAATCCATCCAAAATCCGTTTATTAAGACGCAATCCCAGGCGCTGACTGCTGCGCGGGCAATCCTGTCCACCTACGGTGGGAACAAACTAGAGATTGTAGGCCGTGGAGACCCGGCCTCTGAAATTGGGGATGTGGATACGGTCTGGTTGAATGAGAGCACCGCAACCACGGGCCGCAGAATACAGCAGGACTTATCTCTCCAGGATGGAGTCCTCCGCAATTGCTCCAGTGTGCTGCTCCAGGCTGATGGAATCTTCCTTTATGATGGCATGGAGGTGATCACCTCCAGCGGCGTGTGGACAGCACCAGCCGGGGCCACACAGCTACGGATTATCCTGGTAGGCAAGGGGGAGGGCGGAGGCCATGGAGAGCCTGGCACCATGGGCAGGCAGGAATCGGAAGACGGATATGGAGATAGTGAGCGTGGTGAATACGGCGCAGATGGTTCGGACGGCGTGGGTGGAAAGGTGTGGACAGCTACCATCGACATCAATCCACAACAGTCATTTGAGGTGTCTTTTGATGGTTTTAATACCATTTTTGGCCCTTACTCTAGCGCAAACGGTAATACATACCCACAGGGTTACTCTGATGTAGCCAGCGGCGAATCATACGCCCGCACCGGCGTAGCGTCACCTAAGCCAGGCAGCGGAGATGGCGGAGCCGGAGGAAAGGGTGGAGCTCCAGGCTATGGCGTGTATAAGCATTACACGTGGGAGGGCGGCGGCGCTACTACGTTTAAGGTGTATGCCGAGCCAGAGCCGGGGAAACCCGGAGTGGCAGGGGCACAGGGCTGTGCCGTTATCTATTGGGACAAGGAGGGGTGAGTATGTCCGAAACATGGACGCCGCTGGTTATTTCGGCCAGTTTTGCACCCAACCCCGTATCAGTCGGGCTACCCACCGTCCTGTCTGTCGTAGTCATCGACGCCCAGGGCGGAGAGCGGGAGGACCTCTGGCACAGTGGCGAGGTCCAGGCTGGGGAGGTGTAGTGCGTGGCGATTACCCAGGTGCGGGCGCAGTTCAATGGTCAGTGGTACATGCTGACCTACAACGAAGACGCCAGAGCCTATCAGACGGCTATCACGCCGGATACATTCTCCGGCGGTCAGCCGGATGGGTATTACGACGTAACGGTAGAGGCTATCAACGACAGCGGCGTGGTGGTGACTACAGACGGGGACAATCTGCCGGGCCTTCGGTTGGTGGTGCGGGAGACCATCCCACCCATCCTGACCCTGGTATCCCCGGAGGCGGGCTATGTGACCACTAACACGCCTGCGGTGACGTGGACCGCCCAGGACAACGATGGCGGCTCCGGTATCGACCCGGACAGCGCCATAGTGAAGCTGGACGGGAAGGCAGTTCCGGCGGAGCAGGTGTCCGTCACGGCGGGCGCAGGCGGGACGTATACCATCACCTATACGCCAGGGACTGCTCTGGCGGAGGGGCCGCACACCGTCCAGGCGGGCATCAGCGACAACGATGGGAACGCAGCTACGATGGAGGCAAACTACATTGTAGATACCGTACCGCCTGTGCTGTCCGCGTTGCTGTCCTTCGAGGAGGTGGTAACGGATGCCTATACGGTTACCATTACGGGGCAAACCAACGATGCCACCGCTCCTCCAGTGACCATGACAGTGATGGACAACGGGGCGGTGGCGGGACACCCGGCCGTTGGGCCGGATGGACGATTTTCCATCCTCCTGAATCTGGAGGTTGGGGAGAACAACGTCACGGTCGTTTCCAAGGACGGGGCGGGGCTGACTACCACGGCCAGCTATTACATCATCCGCATGGTTACCGACCGAACACAGGATGATGTGGACGCCCTGAACGACCGTGGGACATACAACGCCTCTGATCTCAACCGGGTCAATACGGCCATGGCTTATCTGAACGGGTGGCTTTCGGATGCGGGATACGTCACCGGATATGTCGGCCAGGGTATTGCCTGGGCTATAGATGACATCCCGCTACAGGCACAGATGGCGGACTACCTGTCCAACGTTGGGGCGATCGGTGGCACGTTCTCCCTTGCCAACGCCCCAGCGCTCCCGGCCTCGATGGAGCTTCTGACCCATGAAGGGGCCAATCACATTGAGCGGGTTTTGGTGCTGACCGACCAGATCCGCGCCCGCTTGAAGCGGTCGCCATTTATGAGCGGCGAAATATTTTGTGGTGAGGTGTAACGATGCAAGACGGAATCATAGCTGGTAATGGAAACAGTCGGTATTTAAAAACGGTGGCGGCAGCGCTTTCCCTGTATCCTACCTATGAGGATTTTATCACGGCGCTGATCGCCGGGACATTTCCCATTGACCTGAACGGGATCAATGAGGCAGGGTGGTCGCGGCAGGGGACACCCCTGAACAAAGGAACCCTGTTAAGCGACACCACAGAAACCAAGATATGGGGTTCAGCCGGGAACCATACAGTTGACCAGGCGCTCGGTCAGATACTTGGCTCAATCGGATATAGTCTGATAAAGGAATACACATCGCCGGGGAGCTTTACCCATACGTTCGACCGCAAATATACAGATGTTTTTGTGGTTGTGGTTGGCGCTGGAGGCGGCGGCGGTTCGCATGGAGATCACGGTGGAGGTGGCGGCGGAGGTGGGGCCGCAGCGTGCTTCCATGTTTTGGATAGCAGTACCATCCAAAGCAATAGTATTGTTGTTGGAGCTGGTGGAGCCGGTGGAGGTGTTTCTCTTGGGGAAGAGGATTATCATAAAGGCTCCAATGGTGGGAGTAGTAGCGCTTTTGGTATTACCGTACCAGGCGGCAACTGTGACGCTGGTAATAAGTATGGCCCTTCAGGCGGCCTGGGTGGCGGTGATGATGGAGACTACGATAAGATTTCCCCCGGCTGGCTCATGATAGGTGGCGGGGGCGGTGGACAGAATAACGATGGCCAGGACGGGCCTATTCTTTCTGTTGTTGGATTTAAACCTTTCTGTGGTGGAGGTGGCGGGGGTGGTGCTCCTAGCCTTAATGACCCGCCCAATCCCGGCGGAAATGGCGGTGACGGCGGAGGAGGTAACGGTGGCGCTGGAGCTACCATGCAGACCAATGCAACAAATGGTACTAACGGGACCCGAGGTGGTGGCGGAGGAGGTGCTGGATCGGGGAATACTTTCCGCTCCAGCGAGAATAAGCCCAGCGGCAGAGGTGGCAAAGGCGGCGATGGATATGTGGCGATTTACGCAAGAGGTATTTCTTAATGAAAACAGTCTATTTAAATGAGGATAACACTATCCGAGAAATCATTCCGGAATATGCACTCCCGCCGGAGAAGTGGTATAGCGAGGCATTTGCACGGCGCTGTGTAGAGGTACAGGACGATGTAGAGCAGGGGTGGCTCTACAACCCCGAAACGGGACAGGCCGCCCCGGACACAAGACCGTCGGGGCCGGAATCGCCCTCGGCAGAGGACATTACTCTGGAGATGCTGGCCGACCATGAGGAGCTGCTTTGCATGTTGGAAATCACCACTAATACTGTCTAAGAAAGAGGGGAAGGACATGAACACGGTATTTAATCTCTGCAAGCTGCTTATTGACCGGGGCCGCACCGACGGCCTACAGGACAAGATGGATGTCTATCTCGCCGCCGACCGACTCACCCCCGAGGAGTACCAAGAGCTGGCCGCTCAACTGACCAAATAGAAAGCCGCCCTGTCTGGGCGGCAGAGGTCAATCCTTTGGAGCAAAGCGGGAGGGGGCTTCCAGTGGCTTCCCGGTGCGCCAATCGCGGTTTGGGTCGTGAGCGGCCCAAGCCTCCGCGCCGCACTTTTCGCACTTTTGGCCTTCCCACAGCCACTCGCGCTGACCGTTGACCCATGTGGATGGGCACACAGCTCCGCACTTGGAGCAGATTACAACGATATTCATAAGGCACCTCCACCATCACGTAAGAGAAAACCGCGGCGGCCCTGATCACAGATCCTTTGGGAGGTAAATCTATGGTCAAGAGGGATAAAGGGCCACCACGGCTGAAAAAAGTATACCACAAAACAAAAATGAAAGGAAGTACCACAATGAAAACCATCAACTGGAACGAGCTCACCCCCGCCTGCTACGCGATCGCCAATGCCAACGATGTGGATGTGGGTGTAGGCGGCAGCATGGTACAGAACAACATCCGCCACGGCAGGGCGGTGGACATCGGCGCGGAAAATCTGCCTGTAGCTTTCCGGCCTGACTGGGATGCCCTAGGAGCTAATGTAGATCTGGCCGCAGAGAACGACGAATTTAACGCCTGGATCAGAAAGCGCCAGAATAACGTCAAGTCCCTGGCCGCCCTGTGGAACGCAAATGACTATCAGGGCATGGTTGAGCTGATGGAGAACGCCGCCGACCCCGGCCCCATCAACGGCGAGAAGCCCAGCGACCATGAGTAAGCTCATTACATACATCCCGCTCTCGTCCGTGGAGCGGATTGAGCTGAGAGTCACCAACTGCCGCAAGACGCTCTCTCAGGTCAAGGCTGAAACAAAGGCCCATTACGTGCTCAATGGCGGCATGTGGAACCCAGACGGCTCGGCCTGCCCGCTGCTCAAGGTGGGCGGGGTAATGCGCTCCGGCACGCCCTGGAGGGCGATGGGCTACGCCTGGGATAAGGGCCCCGACATCCACATGACCTCCGAGTACGAGGGAGCGGATAACTTTATCGCGGTGACCGCCCTCGTTACCTCCGGTAAGCCGGTGGATAAGCCCTCCTACGGATCAGCCCAGGGAGACAAGAGGGGGCGGAGCGCTATCGGCCTGCGCGGTGGCAGTCTGGCCCTCTACTGCTCATCGGATGGCACCGACGCAGCAACGCCGGAGGCGCTGCGGGACGAGCTGGCCGGGCTGGGCTGGGCCTCCGCCGTTATGCTGGATGGGGGTGGCTCCAGCCAGTGTGACTTTGGCGGAGAGCGCATCACCGCCAGCCGCAAGGTGCATAACTGGATTTGCGTGTATCTCAAGCAGGCGGAGCAGACACCGCCGGAAGAGGAGGACAAGCCTATGAGCAAGCACACTGTATGCCTTGACCCCGGACACGGGCCGGGCAACGTCAACGGTTCCCCGGACGGCACCTACAAAGAGTGGGAGTTTACGTGGGACATGGCCCAGCGTATCAAACCGCTGCTGGAGGCCCAGGGGGTGGGCGTGGTGCTCACCAAGACAACGGACAACTACCCCAGCCTGACGGAGCGGGCCAACATCAGCAATAAGGCGCAGCCGGATTGCTTTGTGAGCATCCACACCAACGCCGCCGGGGAGGGAGGCTGGTCAAGCGCGTCCGGGCTGGAGATCTACACCAGCGCCGGGCCCATGACGGCCCAGCGCAATGTGCTGGCCTCCAAGCTGGTCAACGCCTTCCACGCCGCCGGGGTGTCCCTGCGGAGTAAACCTATCAAGCACAAGCTGTATACTGTGCTTGCCAAGACCGACGCCCCCGCTTGCCTGATTGAGTACGGCTTCCATACCAATAAGACCGACGTGGAGTATCTCAAAGATACCAAGTACCGGGACAAACTGGCCGAGGCCACCGCAAAGGGCATCTGTGAGTTCCTGGGCGTAGCGTGGCAAGGCGAAACGGGAGCGGACAGCGCGGAGGACACCCCGGACGTTTGGGCCGCTGAGGCGTGGGAAAAGGCCAGAGACAATGGCGTACTGGACGGCACCCGGCCCCGCGATAATATGACCCGGCAGGAGCTGGCCGTCGTGTTGGATCGGCTGAATCTGATTTGATGGAGGTACATATCATGGACATTTCTTCTTTGGGTATCACCGGAGTGGCGGTTATCACTGTGATCTGCTTTCTGGTCGGCCAGGTGGTCAAGGCCACTGGACTGGACAATAAGTGGATTCCCATCATCTGCGGCGTATTTGGCGCGGCGCTGGGTATTCTCGGCATGTTTATTATGCCCGAGTTCCCGGCCAGCGATTACCTTACTGCCGCCGCTGTCGGCATTGTGAGCGGACTTGCGGCCACTGGTATCAATCAGGTTTATAAGCAGTTGACTAAGGAGGGCTGATGCCCATGGAGTGGGTAGGCCCACTGATTTCCGGGGCGGCGGTCGTCCTGGTGGCAATCATCGAGGCGGTCGCCGCCCGCGAAAGAAAGCGCGTCAAAACGGACAACCAAAAGATCGACGCCATCATACACGGTGTGCGGACTCTGCTGAGACGCGCGCTCATCGCGGAGCACAATCACTATTCCGAGAAAGGGTATATCCCTATCTACGGGCTGGAAAACGTGCTGGACATGTACAAGGCATATAATGCCCTGGACGGAAATGGCACAGCGGCAAAACTGGTCGAGGCCCTGAAACAACTGCCAACGGAGCCGCCGGAGGTCGAAAGGACGTGACTGAATGAGCGCAAAGGTGAATCTGCCGGAACCGTTAAATAAACTTTTGCGCTCTCAACTGGAAACCGCTATTTATGAATCTGCCCTCCACCGCGATGATGAATTGATTGCCCGGAGACGAATTATTGACAAGTGGGGACAGATTGATGTAGCAGCAGAACTTGGGTGGTATCGTGGAGCGGTAGCTGCTCATGAGAAGCACATATTTGAGCGAGTGTCCGAAGTTGCTAGACAGCTCTACACAAATCAAGCATAAATCGTGCATAACCCCGACTGGAACCGAACCCAGCCGGGGTTATTTTATGCGACAATATAGGCAAGGAGGACGTGAGGATACAGGGTTGGTACACGTCGCCGCCCTCCTCACGGACTCCTTATTTTATGGACAAGGACGTGTTGGATATGACTCTAATCGAGAGAATGGTAGCCGCTGGCATGTCCCGCGATTGTGCCGCCGAAACAGCGATGTGGTACATGGCACAGGGAGATGACGAGGGGCTGGAGGACTATGTAGCCAGCCTGGAGGAAAAATATGGCATACATACAGCACAATGAGAATCCAGACGGACGCAACGTGGGAGACTGCACCATTCGGGCGATTGCAAAGGCCCTCGCACAGAGCTGGGAGGAGACCTATGTGGGCGTCACCATCCAGGGCTACATGATGCGGGATATGCCGTCGGCCAACCATGTGTGGGGAGCCTACCTGCGCAGCCGTTGCTTTGACCGGGACATGATACCCAACTCCTGCCCGGACTGCTACACGGTGGCTGACTTTGCCGCGGAGCACCCAGAAGGCACCTATATTCTGGCCCTGTCCGGGCATGTGGTGTGCGTACAAAACGGAGATTGGATCGATACCTGGGACAGCGGCGGGGAAATACCGCTCTACTACTGGCACAAGGAGGCGTAACCCATGAGCTACCCTTACTATGGATACCAGCAGCCGCAATATTACCAGCCGCCCATGCCGGATCAGCTTGCACAGCTCCGTGGGGCACAGTTTCAGCCCATGCCCCAGCAGATGCCGCAGGCACAGCCCCAGCAGGCGCAGGCCAGCGGCCAGAGCATGGTATGGGTGAGCGGTGAGGCGGAGGCAATGGCCTATCTGGTGGCCCCTAACAGCGCCGTGGCGCTTTGGGACAGCAACTCACCCACCATCTATCTCAAGCAGGCGGATGCCAGCGGGAAACCGTCCATCAAGGTATATGACCTCGTAGAGCGCACCAGCGGGGCCAGAACAGCGCAAGCCCCCCAGGGCGTGGAGTTTGCCACAAAGGCCGATCTGGAGGCTCTGGCGGCCCGTGTGGACGCGCTGGCAGCCCCGAAAACAACTGCAAAGAAGAACGCGAAGGAGGATGCAGAATGAATCCCTTTTTCGGAGTCATGGGCGGCGGTGGCCGCCCCAACATGATGCAGCAGTTCCAACAGTTTATGCAGCAGATGAAGGGCAAAGACCCCAATGCTATCATCAATGAAATGGTCTCAAGCGGAAAAATCTCGCAGGAACAATTAAACCACGTCCAACAGCAGGCCCAGCAGATGTCGGGCATGTTTGACGGGATGCGGGGAATGTTCGGCAAGTGATCAAAATCCCGGCCGGGTTTTGAAAATAAAAACAAAGGAGAATTTACATGAGTCTTTCTTCTGACGGCGGCACCGTTATGACGATGCCGGTTCAGCCTGCCTATCAGGGCGGCAACGGCGGTTTTGGATGGGGCGGGGACTGGTCCAGTTGGATCATCCTGTTCCTCATCTTCGGCCTGTTCGGCGGTTGGGGCGGCTATGGCGGCTTCGGCGGTGGGAACGGCGTGAACGGCCCCGGCTTCCAGGGGTACGCTACCCGTGCCGATATCAACGAGGGCTTTGCCCTGAACGGCCTTCAGAACGGCCAGACCTCCATCCGGGACGCCGTGACCAGCGGATTCCACGGTGTGGACACCGCAGTGTGTAACCTGGGCTATCAGACTCAGGCGGGCTTCAATGCCTTGGGCGCTCAGTTGGCCTCCTGCTGCTGCGACACCCGGGAGGCGATTCAGGGGGTGCGGTACGACCTCGCCACCACCGCCTGCGCTACGCAGAACACCATCCAGAACACCACTCGGGACATCATCGACAACGCCAACGCCAACTCCCGGGCAATCCTGGACTTCCTTACTCAGGATAAGATTGCTACTCTGACGGCCGAAAACCAGAGCCTGAAGTTCCAGGCTTCTCAGGCGGCGCAGAACGCTTTCTTTACCGCCAACCAGGAGGCCCAGACTGCTGAACTGATCCGCCGCATCAACCCCATGCCTGTGCCGGCCTATCAGGTCCCCAATCCCTACGCCGGCTGCGGGTGCTATAATACCTGCGGCTGCTAAAATCCAATACATCAACTTCCGAGGATTCCTTGGATGTTCGGCCCCGTGCCGATTTTGAACCATGCGGCGGGGCAATAGCCTCGCCGCTTATTTTAACCTAGTCGATTTCGACCACTTTAGAAAGGACTGATTTTATGGCTGAATTTACTGGCGTATTTGTTCAACAGGTGGCCGCCGGGCAGAATGTGGCCTTTACTGAGACTCCTGTCAGTGGCTCTAACTGCATTGTCCACCGGGAGGGCGCTGGGATTGTCACCCTCCGGGGGCAGACAAACCAGTGCCGCGCCCGCTACAAGGTCGTGTTTGGCGGGAACATTGCGATTCCCACCGGTGGGGCAGTGGGCCCGATTTCCCTGGCGATCGCCGTTGAAGGGGAGGCCCTGGGCAGCGCCACCGCTACGGTGACCCCCGCCGCAGTAGGCGATTTCTTTAATGTATTCGCTGCGGTATTTGTTGAAGTTCCGCGCGGCTGCTGCGTGACGGTGGCAGTACGCAACATCAGCACAGAAACGATTGAGGTCAGCAACGCGAACCTCATTGTTGAGCGAGTAGCCTGAAAGGAGAGGATACTATGAAAGCACTATATGACCTGAAGGATAAGCTCCAGGACGAACTGGACGAGATTGCCCGCAAGCCCGAAATGTCTGCCGGTGATCTGGAGACCGTCCACAAGCTCACTGACACCATCAAGAATATCGACAAAATCTGTGCACTGGAGGAGGACGGCGGGTACTCTGAGGCCGGAGACTATGAGGGTGGTGCTTATGGCCGTGGCTCCAGTTATGCAAACCGTGGCAAGCACTACGTCCGGGGCCATTACTCCAGAGATGGGCGCGGTGGTTATAGCCGTGACGGGCGCATGGGCGGATATAGCCGCCATGATGCCAAAAAAGCCATGATGGAGCAGGCCCGCGATATGATGGAGAGCGCGACCAGCGAGCATGAGCGTGAGGCTATTCGGCGGTTTATGTCTGAGCTGGAGCGAGACTGATAGGGGGTGCCCCCTTTGCTTGACCGCAAGGAGATAGATATTGAGATAGCTCGCCTGGAGTATGGGGAGAGCAGTTACCCAGCCTATGCAAAGTTAGCCAACCTCTACACCATCCGCGACCGCATGGATCGCCAGGAGCGCCAAATGCCCTATGAGGTATCCTACTCCGCTGCTCCGGCAGCCCCCGAGAATTCCTCGGTAGTTGGGGACTATGGAGACAGTGATTTCCTGCGGGCCGCCTCCGGTGTTGACCAGCACGACGCCTGGGCGATCATGGATGACCTGATGGACACGTTGCACACCGTCAATCCTCGCGTGTACGAGGGTGTAATGCGCAAAATACGGGCACTATAAATCTAGGCCCCCAAAAGCAGGGGGCCTAGACTTTTTTGCCCACTCGGAAAAACCTCAAAGGCAACTCTTTGATTATATACATTAAAACTCAGTTCAACGATATTTAAATAGGCTGTAAATTCCACCACCATTTCCACCGCATTATGTGATGAAATATGCTATTTTATGTTTTTATGCTTCTGATGTAGAGAATAGAAAAAGTCAGGAAACACTTGATATAACAAGCATTTCCTGACTTTTTATTTTGGTACGCCCGAAGGGACTCGAACCCCCAGCCTTCAGAACCGGAATCTGACGCTCTATCCAATTGCGCTACGGGCGCGTCTGACACGTGATCATCAACGTGCCAGATTATTATAGCAATCTTTGCGCCGTTTGTAAAGAGAAATTTTTACTTTTCTTCGTCAGCGGTCAGGCTCAGCACGAACCGGGCGCCGGGAGTGCCGGAAAAGACCACCCAGCCGCCCTCCGGCAGGACGGCGGAGGTGTCGCCCCAGGCCCAGGAAGCGGCCACGGGCAGGCCGGCAGCGTCATAGACGGCGAAGCCGCCGTGCTCCGGCACCTGGACGGTCATGGTCTTGCCCGCCGCAGAACCCACCTGATACCAGCGGGCATAGCCGTCGGCCTGAATGGTGGACCAGGAGGAGGCACCGCCGAAGAGGGGCTCGGCTGCGGCGGAGTCCATATAGAGCCCTCCGCAGGTAGAGAGGTACTCCACACCGTTTCGCTCCGTCATGGTGATATTCTGCCAGTCCCGGCCGTAAAGCCCAGGGATCTGGGCCACGCCCTCGGCGCGGTCGGCGTCCAGGATGCGGTCAAAGACCATATAGCCGGGCATGTTCACCGGGTCGGTAGCCACGGCGGCGACCGGCAGGGCCAGGGGGTACTGGATGTTGGTATACTTCATGTTCAGGGCCAGGTAGAGCTTGCCGCTGCGGGCATCCCAGGCGGACTGAGCCTCCGGGGGCACCGGGTTGTCGGGGAGCTTCATGTAAATGTAAGACGAACTGGGCTGCTCCCCCAGGCCGGGGATGGAGGAGTAGGCCTTCTGCCAGAGGTAGGTCTGGCCGTTGTCCTCCTCCACGAATTTGAGCATCACCATCTGGTTCTCGTCCCGGAAGGAGCCGTCGCTGTAGTAGTACAGGGGCGCGTTGCCGGTGGAGAGGACGCCGTCGGCGGTCACGGTGAGCATAACCGCCGAGGTGGAGTCGCCGTACAGCCCGGCGTAGTCCATCAGCTCGGCGGGCATCTCCGCCCGCTCGGCGGCGGGAAGGGTGTGGGGCGTCTGATCCACCGCAACCCCCTGCTCGGCCAGGGCGGCAATGAGCATCTGGCTGGCCGCCATCTCGTTGTAGGTGCTGACGCCGCCGGAGGAGAGCACCGCCGCGGCCATATCATACTCGGGGATGACCACCAGCCCGGCGTGGTAGAGGATGGTGTCGCCCCCCTTGGTCACGGCCTGAATGCCGCTGTAGGCAAAGGGGTACCAGTGGACGCTGTCCCAGCCCAGGCCGTAGGAGACCACATCCTCGGTGTCCTCCGGCCAAATGCCCCGGGCGTACTCGTCGGCCATGGAGGCGGCAATGGCGTCCGCGCTGAGAATCCCGTCCTCACAGAACACCGCTCCGCCGAAGGCGGCCAGATCGGAGGCGGTGGCGTAGATGCCGCCGGTGCCGTGGACGCCCACGGTCTCGGCGGGGAGGGCGCGGGTCTCGTCCGCCCCGTAGTAGGTCTTGGCCAGCAGGCTCTGGTCGAAGTCCTCGCCGGGGAACCAGGTGTCCTCCAGCCCGGCGGGCTCCAGAATGGCCTGGCGCACGTAGTCGTCAAAGTCCATACCGCTGACCGCCTCCACCACCGGCTCGGCCAGGGTGAAGCCGTCGTTGCAGTAGACGCTGAACGCGCCGGGATCGGCCTTGAGGGTCTGGCTGGACAGCTCCTCCAGCAGGGTGTCGGCCGCCAGGGTGTCCGGGTCGTTGAGCAGGAAGCCGTTGGCGATGGTGGAGCCGGGCAGGCCCGACGAGTGGTTGAGGAGCATGCGCACGGTGATATCCGTATAGCGCCCGTCGGCCATGGTGAAGTCCGGCAGGTAGGCGGTCACCGGGGCGTCCAGCTCCACCTTCCCCTCGTCTACCAGCTTGAGGACGGCGGCGGCGGTGTAGGTCTTGCTCACCGAGCCAACGCCGTACAGAATGTCATCGGTGAGGGCGCGGTTCTCCGTGCGGGAATAATTTCCCGCGTGGCCGGTGAGGATGATCTCCCCATCCTGCCACAGGGCGTACTGGATGCTCTGGGCCCCGCCGGCCGTCAGGGCGGCCTGGGCGGCGGCCTGGGCGGTCTCCTCCAGCGCCGGTGCGGCCTCCGCCGCGCCGGCGGGCAGCGTGACCAGGGAGAGGGCCAGGGCCCCGGCGGTGAGCAGGGAACCGATTTGTTTCATGTCCAATTCCTCCTTTTTGCTTGGTTCCAAGAGAACCATACACCTTCCACGAAGTGGAAGGTCAAGCATCTTTTTTAGAATAGCATCCTTTTCCACCGGTGTACAGTTAAAATTTCCTTAACCCTCATGCCAGGCCCAGCAGGCGGGCGGCGGAGGCCACCAGGAAGCAGACCGCCATGCCGATGCCGGTGGGGATGGCGATGGAGAGCAGGGTCCACTTGGCGCTTTTCGTCTCCTTGCCGATGGTCAGGCAGGTGGTGGAGCAGGGCCAGTGCATCAGGGAAAAGAGCATGGTGCACACCGCCGTCAGCCAGGTCCAGCCATGGTCCACCAGGAGCTGCCGCAGGGCGTCCAGGCTGTCGAACTCCAGCAGGCTCCCGGTGGAGAGGTAGGCCATGATGATGATGGGAATCACGATCTCGTTGGCCGGGAAGCCCAGCAGGAAGGCCATGAGGATCACCCCGTCCAGGCCCAGCAGGCGGGCGAAGGGGTCGAGGAAGCCGGTGCACCAGTTGAGGATGCTGTCGCCCCCCACCTGCACGTTGGCGCACAGCCAGATCAGCAGGCCTGCCGGGGCGGCCACCGCCGCCGCCCGGCCCAGGACAAAGAGGGTGCGGTCCAGTACCGAGCGCACCACCACCTGCCCGATACGGGGCCGCCGGTAGGGGGGCAGCTCCAGGGTGAAGGAGGAGGGCACGCCGCGGAGAAGGGTGCCTGACAGGAGGCGGGATACCCCGAAGGTGAGGAATACCCCCAGCAGGATCACCCCGGTGAGGAGCAGGGCGGCCAGCAGTCCGCGGCCGGGGCCGCCGGATGTGCCCACAAAGAACATGGTGATGATTGCAATGAGGGTCGGGAATGGGCCACCGGGGGAAGGGCAAACACTCAGAGGCGGCAGAGGGTGAAGGCCAGGTCCGCCCCGTCCCAGTCGGCCCGCTGGAGGAGGATGCGGCACGCGGCGCGCTGTTCCTCCCGGGCCAGCTCCTCCAGCCGGGGGGCCAGGCGGGGAAACTGGGCGGAGAGGGCGTCCAGCGCCGCCTGATCGGCCGCCGCGCCGGACAGGTTGGGGCAGGAGCAGGCCGCCGCTCCCCGGCGCAGCTTGGCCCGGCAGATGTAGTCGTAAGCGCCGCCCTTCCGGGCCTTGGGAAGCAGCTTCTCCCCGCACCGGGCGCAGAACAGCAGGCCGGACAGCAGGGCCCGCCGGTTGTGCACCACCGGGGCCCGGTCCGGGGTGAGCAGCTCCTGAACGGCCCTCCACGTCGCGCCGGACACCAGGGCGGGGTGCCGCCCCAGGGCGATGATCCAGCGGTCCACCGGGTTACGGGGGGCGCGGCCGCCGCTTCTGGTAGGCCAGCAGGCCCCGGCGGCCGTCGCAGTCCGCCCGGGGAAAGCAGAGGTCGGCCCCCAGGGCGGCAAAATAGTCCCAGGCGTCGCCGTCGGCGGCGCAGTACACCGGATTTTGCAGCAGCTCCCGCAGGCCGGGCAGGGAGAAGGGCCGCCCGGTGCGGGCGGTGATGCCCTCCTCCGCCAAGGCACGGGACAGGCCGCTGAGGCTCTGCCGGGCCAGAAACAGCCGGAAGATGGCCGCGGCGCGGCCCCACTCCGCGGGGTCGGGGACC